AAAAACTGCTGATTATGAACAATATAAAAAATGGAATACAATTATGCCATTAAGTTTTTTTGTTTATAATTTTAAAAATAAAAAGCATAAAATTATAGATTGGCATGAAATGAAAAATGAAAGAATACCAATGGCAGAGATAACTAATTTTGAAGTAGATGGAAAGCAAATTTATAAAATATATTTAGGAGATTAATATGAAAGAAGAATTTATAAGTGATTGTTGTGGTGCTTTACCTGAAGGTGAAACACACAGCAACATGGGGTTTTGCTCAGATTGTAAAGAGCATACAATGTTTAATAGATATGAGGATTAAAAGATGAAATGGTTTATACTAGGATATTTAACTGCACTAACAACAATATTTTTAGCAAGTTGCACTATTGCACCACTTGAAGCTGCTGGTTCTGATTGTGGTAATGAAAGCTGGAATCCTTGCTATGTTAAAATAGTTGAATGAGTAGGGCAGTAGTATGGTTTAGCTGTGGTGCATCTTCTGCTATTGCTGCTATGTATGCAATTAAAAAATATGGTGATAGATGTGTTGTAGTTTATTGTGATACAGGTGGTGAACATTCAAGTAATAGAAAATTTTTATTAGACATAGAAAAATTAATAAAAAAAGAAATTACAATATTAAAAGCTACAAAATATAAAGATCATTTTGATGTATTTGAATCAGGTTATTTAAATGGTGTTCAGGGTGCAAAATGCACAACAGAATTAAAAAAGAAATTAAGAATAAAATATCAAAGACCTGATGATATACATATATTTGGCTACACAGTAGAAGAAAAGCATAGAGCAAAAAAATTTGAAAATTACAATCCTGAATTGTATGTTGATTGGGTATTAATAGATAAGGGCATTACAAAAGAAAATTGTTTAGGCATATTGTGGAATAAACAAATAGAACTACCAAAAATGTATGAATTAGGATATAATCATAATAATTGCATAGGTTGTGTTAAAGGTGGTATGGGTTATTGGAATCAGATTAGAAAAGATTTTCCTGAACATTTTAATAGAATGGCTAAAATAGAAAGAAAAATAGAACATAGTATTTTTAGAGATAGAAAAACAGATGAAAGAATATATTTAGATGAACTTGATCCTGATGCTGGTAACTTTAAAAAAGAACCACCAATTAGTTGTGATTTAAGTTGTGGTTTAGCTATAAATGAGTTAGATGATTAAGATTACAATAAAAGGCAAACCTATTGCTTTAAAAAGGCATAGAAGCACTAGATCAGGTAGAATGTATGACCCAAGTGCTAAAGATAAAAAGCAGATATGGCTACAAATAGCTAGATTTAAGCCAAAAAGACCCCTAGAAGGGCAGATTATGCTTTTTGCTACATTCTATATGCCTAGACCAAAAAAGCACTTTAGAACAGGTAAATATGCAAATGTTTTAAAAGATGGAGTTCCTGAATATCATACAAATACACCTGATTTAGATAATTTGGTCAAAATGATAGCTGATATAGTTCAAGGAAAAAATAGATTTATAAAAGATGATAGTCAGATATGCAGAATACAAGCTGAAAAGATTTATAGTAAGCAACCTAGAACTGAAATAATAATAGAGGAAATATGAAAATAAATAAAATATATCAAGGTAATTGTATAGAGGTATTAGAAAATTTTCCTAATGAAAGTATAGATTGTGTAGTAACATCTCCTCCCTATTGGGGGTTAAGAGATTATGGTGGAAAAGAACAATTAGGATTAGAAGAAACACCTGAAGAATTTGTTGCTAATCTTGTTAAAGTATTTAGTAAAGTTAAAAGAGTATTAAAAAGAGATGGAACTTGTTGGCTTAATCTTGGTGATACTTATTCTGCACAAAGATGGACAAAAAAGGGAGAAACTAGCACAGAAGCGCAGCCAATGAATAAAATGAAAGATGATTGGAGAGCAATAGCACCTACAAAAAAAAGTGGATTGCCTGATAAAAATTTAACAGGAATACCTTGGAAAGTAGCATTTGCATTACAATTAGATGGCTGGTATTTAAGGCAAGATATTATTTGGCATAAACCTAATCCTATGCCTGAAAGTGTTAAAGATAGATGTACAAAATCCCATGAGTATATATTTCTTCTCACAAAATCAGCCAACTATTTCTATGATGCTGATGCAATCAAGGAAAAAAGTATTCATTTTGAAACTGATAAAAGGGCTGTAAATGTTAGAACCCCACATAAATCTGGCAAATCTATTATGGATGAATGTCAATATGCAATTAAAGGGGTAGGATATTCAGAGGATGGTAGTAGAAACAAAAGAAGTGTATGGACAATAACAACAAAACCATATAAAGAGGCTCATTTTGCTACATTTCCTCCTGAATTACCTGAATTATGTATAAAGGCAGGTTGTCCTAAAGGTGGTGTGGTTCTTGATCCATTTTTTGGTAGTGGATCAACAGGGTGGGTAGCACAAAGATTAGATAGAAAATGGATAGGGATAGAATTAAATAAAGAATATATAGATATAGCAAATAAAAGATTTGCACAACAAGATTTATTTAATCCATAAACAAATTCTTTTAATTATACAAGTTATTTATTATAAATTAACTTCCAAAATTATGAGGAAATATGGAACATAAATTAGTGCAAAGAGATATAGATAGCTTAATCTTTGCAGAATACAATCCTAGACAACTCACCAAAGAGCAATACAAGCACCTGAAAGATTCAATAGATAGATTTGGGCTTGTTGATCCTATTTTAGTTAATAAAAATAAAGATAGAAAGAATATTATTATTGGAGGTCATCAAAGGGTTAAAGTGGCTAAAGATATGAATATTAAAGAAGTTCCTGTGCTAGAATTAGATTTAACTTATGAAAGAGAAAGAGAATTAAATGTTAGGTTAAATAATAATACAGGTGAATGGGATATGGATAGCCTTGCTAATTTCTTTGAGGTTGATGAACTTGTTGATTGGGGATTTGATGAAGATGAACTTATATTGCCTGAAGAAGAAGTTATAGCTGGTTTAACAGAAGATGATGATATTCCTGAAGTAGAAGAAAGCATTTGTAAAGAAGGTGATCTGTGGATACTAGGAGAACATAGATTGCTATGTGGTGATGCTACAAAAAAAGAAGATGTAGATAAGTTGATGGATGGTAATAAGGCTGATATGGTTTTTACTGATCCACCTTATGGTGTTAATTATGAAGGTGGACACTTTCATTCAGGTGATGTTAATATTAAAAGAAAAAGAGAAAAATTAGTAAATGATGGTGATGCAAAAATATATAGCAAATTTTTATCTGTTATTATACCATTTGTAGATGGTGCAATATATACATGGTTTGCAGGTTCTAAAGGTTATGATGTTTATAATGCAATTACTGATAATAATTGTGATATTCATGCTTTAATAATATGGCATAAAACAAATGCAACATATAGTGCCATGAATGCACAATATAAGCAAAGACATGAGCCTTGTTTATATTTTAAGCCAAAAGGAAAAACTTTAAAATGGTGTGGTGCAAGTACAGAAAATACTATTTGGGAAATTGATACAGATGGTAGAAATAAACTTCATCCAACACAAAAACCTGTTGCATTAGGTGTAAAGGCTATATCTAATCATAAAGCAGATATTGTATTAGATGTATTTCTAGGTAGTGGCTCAACACTTATAGCTTGTGAAAAAACTAATAGAAAATGTTATGGTATGGAACTTGATCCACATTACTGTGATGTGATCATAAAAAGATGGGAAGATTACACAGGAAAGGTAGCAAAATTACATGGCTAGACCTAAAAAATATGATATAGATCCAAAGCAAGTAGAACAGTTAGCAGGATTTGGTTGCACTAATACTGAAATAGCTTCTTTTTTTGGATGCAGTAAAGACTTAATTAGTAAGAGTTATTCCAAGAATGTTGCAAAAGGGCAGGATGGTGGAAAGATAAGGTTGAGGAAGTATCAATGGACTGCTGCAAAGAATGGTAATGTAGCTATGCTAATATGGTTAGGAAAGCAGTATCTAGGACAAACAGATAAACAGGAAGTAACTACAACAGAATTGCCTGAAGGGTTTAAGGTTGAACTCCTTTAAATTATTTAAACATCAATTAGATTATGTTATGTGTGAGGATAAATATCCATTCTTAATAGGTGGATATGGTTCAGGTAAAACTTATGGATTTTGTTTAATGGCATTAAATCAATGTGCTAAAAATGCTGGTAAAACAATATTATTAGCAGAGCCTACATATCCTATGATTAGAGATGTATTACAGCCAACATTTGAATTAGTATTAAGAGATGCAGGTTTTGATTATGAATATAGTGCAACATCAACTAAATACAGGGTTTATTGGAAAAAGGGTTGGTGTGATGTTATTATGAGAAGTGCTGAAAATTATCAAAGATGGGCTGGTTTAAATTTAGCTGCTGGTGGTATAGATGAAGCAGATCAGTTAAAAGATGATAGGGCTTGGAAAATGCTACTATCTAGGTTAAGAGATGGTAACACATTAACAGCATTTGGTAGTGGAACACCTGAAGGCTTTAAGTTTGTTTATAAGTATTGGGGTGATAATCCTAAAGATGGTTATAAATTAATCAGGGGTAAAACAGAAGATAATACTATGTTGCCTGAAGAATTTATTAATAGCTTGAAAGAAAACTATGATGAGAATTTATTAAAAGCATATTTAAATGGTGAATTTGTAAACCTACAGCAAGGTGCTACATATTACCAATTTACAAGGGAGAACAATGTCAAAGAAAACAAATATAATCCTGCCTTACCCATCCAAGTGTCTTTGGACTTCAATGTCTCACCAATGGCTGCATCAATATTCCAAACCTATCAGCACTCTCCACAAGTCAGGGTGTTTGATGAAGTTGAGTTACATCATGGTGGAGGAAGTGAAATCTTAACTGAAAGAATGGTGCAAGAGATTAAGAAAAGATACCCTAATAATAAATATATAGCATATCCTGATCCTGCTAATCAAAGGCATACATCAGCATTACATACAGATCATGATCTATTAAGACAGGGTGGCTTTAAAGTTAAGGTGAAGCCTAAAGCACCAAGAGTAATAGATTCAGTTAATGCAGTTAATAAGCTATGTGAAAAGAATTTAATAATTGATCCTAAATGCAAAGGGTTGATAACAGATTTAGAGCAAACAGTTAATAAGGAAGGCACAAGAGAAATAGACAAATCTAATAAGGATAGAACACACTTTTCTGATGGACTTAGATATGCTATTGATTTTGAATACCCAATTATCAAACCACTAACAGGGAGTATATCAAGATGATTCCATCAACAGCACAGCTAATGGTTGAGATGAGCAAAGTAGCATATCAGGATACTGAAAAAAAAAGATGGCTACACACTAGAGAAAAGGCATATAACTACTATAAAGGTAGAACTGAAGCCTATACTAAAGGCTACTTTTCTGATAGCTTGGTTAATCAAATACCATGCCCTAATATCAACATAACTAAAAGGGTTATAGATAGAATCAGCCTAGTGTATATGAAGCCACCTGTTAGGGAGTATTCTAATGAAGATGTTGTTGATTTCTTTCACTTAAAAGATCATAAAATGCAAAGAGCAGAAAAGCTATGCAATCTATTAGAGGTGATATTGATTAAACCTACATGGAGAAAAGAAAAAATAGAATATGATATAATTAGAGATTGGGAGGTTATGTATAATGATTCAGATGATCCACTTACTCCATCTGCTATTACTTACCCTTTGTCTGTTAGGAGTAATGTGCTGGATACTACTCCTGAACATTGGGCATATTGGGATGCTGATAATCACTTCATTTATGAGAAAGGTACAGGTAAAAAGATAGTTGATCCTGATAACCCTGAAATGATTAATCCCTATTCAATGCTTCCATTTGTTGAATGTTATTCTAATGGTAAGCCTGAATCAAGCTATTTTGATACAGATGCATCATTAGATTTGATTGCTACTAATGAAGCTTGTAATGTAGCAGAGTTTAATAAGAATGCTAATATTATGTTTCAATCATTTGGATTTGGATATATAACAGGTAGTAATATAGAGAAAGAAAAGCTAGATATAGGTCAGGATAAATGGAGTTTCTTAGGACATGATGGAACTTTAAGCATGGTTGCACCACCTAATAGTGTTCCTGCACTTACTGATAGCATCAATGAAAGCTATAAGATGTTAGCACAAAATTATCACTTATCTGTTTCATTTGTTGAAGGCACTACAGCAGAATCAGGTGTTGCATTAAGGCTCAGGAATCAGGAGTTAATGGATAGCAGAAGATCAGATGTAGAGAAATATAAAAGATTAGAATACAAGATGTTTGAGGTTGAGGAAAGGATATTAGCAGTTGAATTAGCAAAAGATGCTGGTTTTCTGCTTAATGTTGATTATGAGGAATCAACAGAAATACTATCTGATAAAGAGCAGAGGGAAAGATGGGATTGGGATTTAGCTAATGGGCTTATAGATAGAGCAACAATACTAATGCAAAGAGACCCTGATAAATTTCCTGATAAAGAAGCAGCAGAAGATTATTTATTTGAACTATCAGGTGCAGAAGAAGAAATGGAGGAAGCACCAACATCACCATTACTTGAAGCACTAACTACACCTGTATAATGCCTGAGTATAGAGGTAAAAAAGTAACATTAAATAAGCCTAGAAGGATAGCAAAAGGTTCACCATCTTATGCTAGAAAAAAGTTTGAAGTATTTGTTAAAAACAACAATGATAATATAGTCAGGGTTACATTTGGTGATCCTAATTTATCTATAAAAAGAGATAGTCCTGCTAAAAGAAAATCATTCAGGGCTAGGCATAGATGTGATAGTAACCCACCTAAAGATAAAACCAAAGCTAGATATTGGTCTTGCAGGTTTTGGCAATCAAGCAAATCAGTAACAGAATTATTAAATGGCTGATATACATGATGAATTAGAAGCTAGAGCAAGTGAGTTAGCTAAGAAGTTTGAGCAATCATTTGATGAAGTTTTTGCTGCACTGTTAAAACTTGTAGAAGGTAAAACATCAGAACAAGCTATAGAAATATTATCAGGTATAAATATAGGCAAAGCATTAGAATTAAAACAGAAGCCAATTAGATCAAGCACATTACAAGCAGGTGCAATTAGTATATTAGAAAACACCTATAGAACAACAACACCATTAACAGAAAAATCATTAAGAGGGCTTTTAAATAGTGTTGATAGTAAATTATCATCAAGATATACTGATGTAGTTGGTAATGATATAAGAAGTATAATTGTTGATGGTATATCTACAGGCAAATTTCCAAATCAAATATTAAAAGATTCTAAAGGCAGATTAGAAGAATTAGGATATTCAGCAGAAAATATACAGAAAGAAATACAAACAGGTTTTAATCAATACAGCAATTCAGTTACTAATATGATGGCTGAAAAAGCACCTGCAAAAACAAAGTATGTTTATATAGGTGCTTATGATGATAGGACTAGAGATGAATGTATAGATAAAATAGGATTTGGTGAAGCTACAAGGCAGGAAATAATTAATAGATTTGGTGATATGAATAATGAGATATGGAATTGCAGACATAAATGGGAGGAAGTATCATCATCACCTGAAGATCAAGGATATAACCCTAAAAAGTTTGAGAAATAATGTTAGATAATAAATTCTTTATAAAAATAGCAGCAGAAGTTGTTATGAAATATAGAAAGTATATATTTGATCCTGCTGGTGGTGGTAAAGGTGCAAAGCAAGTAGATGGTAAATCATATGGTCAATATACATCACAATACAACAAAGCAAAAAAATCAAATAAAATTAAAAGAAGTGCATCAAAGTTTTCTCAAAGCAATGCACCTGTATTATCAGGAGATTTATTAAAAGACTTTCAAGGATTTAAACTTACAAGTGGTGGTTTTACATTTGGAACACCAACACAAGGTGCTAAAGTTAAACAACTTGCTAAATTAGATAGAGTTATATCAAGTGAATCAAAACCTATACCTAAACCTGTTGAAAAATTTATATTAAATGAAGCTGATAAATATGTTAAAAAAGAACTGAAGAAAATAAAAGGTGGTACTTTTAATATTGGCTAACTTAAATTAAAGCATAACTTTAACTCACAAAAGAGGAATTAAAATGTCAGAAGAAACAAAGGCTCAACCACAAACTGAAGGAAACAGTGAAACAAATCCTAGCACACAAGCTAATAAAAATGATGTACCTTATGATAGGTTTGCAGAAGTTAATCAGGTGAAGAATCAGTTTAAGTCTAAAAATGAAGATTTAGAAGCACAGGTTAAAGAAATGAAAGCAGAAGCAGAAAATGCAAGGCTGGAATCTATGAAGAAAAATCAAAAATATGAAGACCTATACAATGAAACTAATTCTAAATTTATTAAAGTTCAAGAACAGAATGAGGTTTATAAAAATGATTTATCTGCTATTAGGGAAGGGCTTGTTAATCAAGTTCCTGAAGATAGAAGATATATCACAGATGGAATGAGCATGGGTAATTTGCAGAAGTTTGTTCAAGATGAGCAGATGGTTGCAAATTCAAATAAAACAAGTTCAGCTAGAGCAGGTGAAACTGCAAAGGGTGAATTTGGTGGATATGGTTCATTAGCAGAATGGGCTACAAAAGACCCTAAAGGTTGTGATGAGCATTTAGCAAAAAATGTTAAAGGCTACCAATGGGGAAAAGTTACATAAATAAAATTAAATATGAGGATTTGTAAATTATGGCACAAGATCAAACAGTAACAGATGTAGGAGTTGCAGCAGGTGGTTTAGGAACAGCAGTTGCAGCAGCAACAGTACAATTTAATAAGGCAGCAGTTATGCCAAATCTTATACAGATGGTGGCAGCACCATCAGGAGTAAATACAGTTAAGTTTCCTGTCTATACAAAGCATGACCCAACTCATGCTGATCATGGAGTAGATGAACAAGCAAGTGGTGCAGAAGAAACTATTGCTAATTTAACCAATATAGAAACAACAGCAGTAAGTTGTGAGGTATTAAGGAGAGCAATAAGGGCAGAGATTACAGATTTATCAGCACATGGTAATGATGATGCTTTAATGGTTAATGCAGCAGCCCAGCTTGGTAATGATGTAGCAAGAAAATTTGATGTTGAATTACTTGATTTAATGGATAATTTTAGTAATGCTGTAGGACAAGATGATGCTTTAACATTTTTAATATTTATGGATGCTATTGCAACATTGGAAGCTAATGATGCACCAAGACCTTATAATGCTGTTTTGCATCCACAACAAGTTTATGGTTCTTATGGATTGGCACAAGAATTTAGCAATATGGCTACACCTGCTTTTAGTGGTGGTGGTGCTTTTGCTGGACAGGCTTCTGATTCTATTAAAAATCAATTCCAAACTGTTGGATTAGTAACAAATGTAGCAGGTGTTGGTATATATACTACTACAGCAGTATTAGATGGTGCAACAGGTAGAAAAGAGGGTGGTATGTTTTCAAAGGCTGCTATTGGATGTGGTTATATTGATTTTGGTGGTGGTAGTTTTATCCAAATGGCTACTGAAAGAGAAGAAGCTTATGCTAAAACAACTCTTGTTGCAAATGCTTATTATGCAGGTGCAGAATTAGTTGATGCATATGGTGTTGAAATAGATACAGAAGTATCATAAAATAAAATAGATATGAGGGTGAGGTTGAGGTGCTTTGCCCTCATATTATAAAATTATGGCAAATAAAAAAGATATAGGTAATTTGCATAATGTTTTTAATAGTGGTATTGATTTAGACCCTGAAAACAAATTATCTTTAAATACTGACAAAGAAAAAGGTCAAAAGGCTTTTTATAAAGGTAAGCCAATGAAGTATATGGATTACATTCAGGAAGTTGGAGATAGAATTAAAAGAAATAAAGAAGGCAGGGGAATAGAAAATGGTAGCAAATTTGCAGGTGTAAATTTTGATATAAATGGAAATATTATTAAATAAAAAGGGAGATATTGATGGCAGAAGCTAAAGGTAAAGCAAAATCAGTAGAATTTAAAAAATATAAAATTACTAAAAGTAATGGAAAAGTTATTTTTAGAGATAAAAATTCTGCAAGTGATATTAAATTAAAAAGATTAAAAGCAAAAGGTTGGAAAGTAGAGGAGGTTTAGATGAAAAGTTACAATTTACTAGAAATAACTCCAACTATTAATACAGCTGAATATGTTGTTGGTGATTGTTTATTTGTATCAACTGAAATTGAAGGTTTTTTTAGAGGTAAAAATGATGCTGCTGAAATTAAAAGTGTAACTATTATAGATAGAAGTAGTGATGAACCTGATATGGCTATTTATTTAACTACTAACTCTACTACATTAGGTGCAATAAATGCTTCTGCTGATGGTGCAGATACAGTTGTTGATGATGTTCAATGTATTATACCTGTAGTTACTGCTGATTATTTAGGTGGTAATGATTATACTGATAATGCAAGTGTTGCTTGTCTTACTGATCCTGCTAATGATGGAATAGGATGTATAGTTAAAGCAGAAAACAGTACAAGTTTATATATATGTGCAATATTGCAACAAGCAGCAGAAACATTTGCAGTTGGTGATCTTACATTTAAAATTGGGGTTAAATACCTTTGATTCCTGATTTTAAATCACTTGTTAAAAGAATAGGTGTTAATGAAGGTTTTGAAAGAACACCATATCAATGCACTATGGGAGTTTGGACTATTGGACATGGCTTTACTTGGATTACAGAAGAAGAATCTTTGCATATATTAGCTGGTAGGGTTTCAAGTTTGCATTTAGAATTATCAAATAAATGGGCTTGGTATGATGAACTACCTCCTGAAGTGCAGGGTGTAGTTGTTGAAATGTGCTTTCAATTAGGAGTGCATGGATTCTCTAAGTTTAAAAAAGCTATTGCACATATGAAAAATAAAGAATGGAAACAAGCAGCAGATGAGATGCTAGATAGCCTGTGGTCAAAGCAAACACCAAATAGAGCAAATAGATTAGCTACTGTTGTTAGAGAACATGGCTAGTGGATGTAGTAGGATTAATAGAATCATTAGGCATACCTGTAGCAGTAGCCTGTGTTCTTGGTTATGGTTGTTATTATTTAATAGGCTTTATAAATGGAAGGTTAATGCAAAAACTTGATGAACAAGCTAAAAGGCAGGAAGATATATTAATAACCCTGATAAATGTTCAGAAAGAATTTACCACTAAAATAGTAGAAACCAACACAGAGATGAAGTCTATCTATAAAACATTTTTAGAAGTTGTCAAGGCTTTAAAAACATCAAATGGAATTAAAAAATGAGTGATATAGATAAGATAAAACAGCAAAGAGCAAGAGACATCAGAATTATGAGGGATAAAGCTGCTGTCAATATTGCTAAGTGGGCTTTGCCTACTATTGTTTTATTGTTTGCTGGGCTTGTTGGTTCTATTGTGTTTATTAAGGATATGTCAGCTATTGCTATTATATCAGCAGCTACATCTTCCACATCAATGGCATTAATATCAATTCTTAATACTATGACAGGACATAAGGACAAAGAAGATCCTATTGTGTCTATTATTAAAGGTTATTCAGAGCAAAATGCTGCACTAATTGATCATTTAAAGAATGAAAAAAACAAATCCCAATCAATCAGGCTAGGTGATAAAGAAGTTTCTTTAACAGAAGGTGCTACTAATATCCA